TATTGTAGATGCGATCAATCGTCGGCTCGATACGGTACAGGCTAAGGCTTACACGCGTGGCGTGCGCAGTGCTATCACTAAGCAGGTTAAGATGTAATGGACTATGCCAGCTTTAAATTAAACCTAATAGCTATTGGGCTAGACACTAAAGTGTTAGATGATGCAGTGATTATTAGCGAGGGTGAGAGGCAAGTAGGTAAAGTGTTTTTAGACGGGACACACAAGTTTATTCTGGATACAAGATCACTCTCCACTGATCGAGCGTCTAGACTATTAAATAATATCTGGTTGTTCAGTGCAACGCCAACAAACTTAAGGAGGGCAAGTGAATGAACTACTACACATTTGTTGAGTTAGCCAACAATATTGGGTGTAACACTTACCGCGAGCTTACATCCGGCAAGATTACTGTACACCGCAAGGGTAGGACTATCGGAACTATCTACCCCGGCATTGGGCAAGTGAAGTTAGCCACTAGGTTTCTTCCACCTAAAGAGGCTGAGCTTATCGTTAGACTCATTACAGAGTTTTCTTCTGTGCCTGATGAGCGCCGCTTTGCATACTATGTGGTGCAACATATCAGTGGGCTGTATGTAAAAGAATACAAAGAGGACGGTGACGATATAAAGATTGTCTTTACTAAGAATAAACTGTCAGCAGCAAACAAACTAACAGCAACAGATAGAGAAAAGATAATCGAGCATAAGCTCGGCGATACGTTTGCAGTAGTGGAGTGCAATGACTGAGGAAGAATTAGACGCTGACAAGTTAGCAATCAAACAACAAGAATACATTAATCATTTAACAAGAGAGGAAGAAAATGAGTAAAGGTTTTAAAGAGCAAACAGAAGAGTATCTCGATAAACTACGAGAAGTACATAATGAATCAATTGACTTTGTATTCAAGAGTCCTGAGAAGTGGTTCGATGATGAGTACCGCCGGGCACAGATGATGCGACTAGCTAAGGGTGTTGCCATCGCAACTTTCTTTGATGACTATGTCGTATCTACTATGAAGGATATGCGCAAGAAACTACCTGATGCTGTAGGCACAGACAAGGCAGGCGCTAACTTTCTGGCTATGATCTACGCAAGCAACTTTATTGAGTCAGCTATTGAGGTATTGAATGATAACACCGAAGCAGATCAAGCGACAAAGAAAGAAAGCTAAACTAAGCCAAGAGTATGTGGCCTCCATCATGGGGGTCACTAGGCAAACCTATGCAAAGCTTGAGAAAGACCCAATGGGTATGACAGTCAAGCAGTATGTAACATTTGAGAAAATAATTGAAAAGGTGGAAAATGCTAAAGCTAAACAAATGGGATGACCTCGCACAAGAGCTGGATGAGGCCGTCTCCAATCATCTTGATAATAGATTGGACGGAGAACTGAAGGTACTCCGAGAGGAAATAAAAAAGCAACAGGTACTCAAGGTTGTAACTGACAACGGGGATAACCTAGTTAATGGTGTGAAGCATATGCAGCTGCCAAGTCTGATTAATATGGTAGGCGCAGGCCTCAACGTTATGCTTACGGGTAGTGCAGGTAGTGGTAAGACACACGCATCAGCACAGGCGGCAGAAGCGCTTGGTGTAAAGTTCTATGCCCTAAGTGTTGGTGCACAAACCAGCAAGTCTGACATTGTCGGGTTCATTGATGCAGGTGGTACATATCGTAGTACTCCATTCCGGCAAGCCTATGAGAAGGGCGGTGTGTTTGTGATGGATGAGATTGATGCAGGTAATAGTAATGTGCTGATCCAGATCAACTCTGCTTTGAGTAATGGTATCTGTAGCTTCCCTGATAAGCAAGTCAAGGCACATAAAGACTTTCACTTTATTGCTACTGCCAATACTTATGGTAAGGGTGAGAGCATGAAGTATGTAGGTCGCAACCGTCTTGATGTAGCAACGCTTGATCGGTTCACAATCATCCACTGGAATATTGATGAGAAGGTTGAGCGTGCTATTGCCGGTAATGACACAGCTATGTACAAAGCTATTATTGCTGCCAGGTCATACTGTGAGAGAAGCAATATTGATGCGATGATCACACCACGTACAACACAGAAGGCAGTTACCTT